GGCAAGTCAGTAAGTTTATTCAGCGATGTCGTTGAGACCAAAGAAGCAAGAACAAGCGATGAAGTTGAACGAGATATCGAAGAGCGAATACAAGCATTACTTAATAAACAATAGACAATCATCAACCAACTATCTAACTATGCATTACATGGGCTGTGTGTGTGCTGTGCGGTGCATATATAGGGGCTAGTTTGTTTGCGATTCCGCACTATAAAGAGACACCCCTCCCCTCTTTTACACACGCAGGTACCTGACTAACATATATACATAGTGATTTGCACATAATATGACCTATTTTCATAGACCCCCCCCTATGTATTGCATTTTGATAGCATATTTTGTAAGATAATATAAGTTTTTTTGTAGAAAATGGTCAAGGGACCCTAGACCCCCCATAATATTTTGCAAAAAATATTGTTTTTTCTGTGAAGATGTGTAATTATGTTAAAATCTAGCGTGATTTACATCCAGTAGGTACCTACTTGTAAGGTATTTACTTGCTAAGTGCCACTAACTGGTAGGAACTTAGTAAGTTTTTAACTTTAGGAAGTATCTACTTACTATCTAGTATAGGAGATGTATGAGTAACCAAATATTAAGTCAAGTACAAAACCTTTCTTTGGATGAAAAGAGAGAGTTATTAGGCTTATTGGATGAATTAGAGGAAGCAAAAGCCAGAGAAAAGTGTGCAAACGACTATATGGCGTTTGTTAGAGAGATGTGGAGTGCTTTTATTCATGGTCCACACCATCAAATTATGGCGGATGCTTTTGAAAGGGTAGCAAATGGTGATTTAAAGCGTCTAATTATCAATATGCCACCCAGACATACTAAATCCGAGTTTGCATCTTACTTGTTACCTGCATGGTTTTTAGGAAGCAGACCCGAAAAAAAGATTATTCAGACCGCACACACCGCAGAACTAGCTGTAGGCTTTGGTAGAAAGGTTAGAAACCTTGTGGGAAGCAAAGATTTTAAGCGTATATTCCCCAATGTTAGTTTGCAGTCGGATTCCAAAGCTGCGGGTCGTTGGAATACGAACAAAGGCGGTGAATATTTTGCGATTGGTGTAGGTGGAGCAGTTACTGGTAAAGGTGCTGACCTACTTATCATTGATGACCCGCACTCTGAGCAAGAAGGAGCCTCAGCAGACATAAATGTTTTTAATCGTACCTATGAATGGTACACATCTGGTCCTAGACAGCGTTTACAGCCTAATGGTGCAATAGTTGTAGTGATGACTAGGTGGCATAATAAAGATTTAACTGGTCAAGTCATAGACGCTAGTATAAAGCGTGGCGGAGCCGACCAATGGGAAGTAATTGAATTACCTGCAATCTTACCTTCTGGTAAACCTTTGTGGGATGCTTTCTGGAAATTAGAAGAGTTAGAAGCTTTGAAGGCTGAATTGCCTAGTTCTAAGTGGATGGCTCAATATCAACAAGACCCTACCTCTGAAGAAGGTGCTCTTGTTAAACGAGAATGGTGGAGAATATGGGAAGGTAGAAATCCTCCTGATTGTGAGTTTATTATTCAGTCATGGGATACAGCTTTCTTAAAAACACAAAGAGCAGACTATTCAGCTTGTACTACATGGGGTGTTTTTTATAAAGAAAATGATGAAGGATTTGTTGCTCCACAACTAATACTACTAGATGCCTATAAAGAGCGTTTAGAGTTCCCAGATTTAAAGAAAATGGCTTTGGAGAAGTACAATGCCTATAAACCTGATGCTTTCATTGTAGAAGCTAAGGCTGCAGGACTGCCTTTAATCTTTGAACTTAGACAAACAGGCATACCAGTACAAGAATACACACCTAGTCGTGGTAATGATAAAATATCAAGAGTAAATGCTGTATCAGACTTGTTTGCTTCAGGAGTTGTTTGGGCACCTGAAACAAGATGGGCAGAAGAAGTTATAGAAGAATTTGCTGGATTTCCTAATATGGAACATGATGATTTAGTTGATAGCAGTACACAAGCATTATTAAGATTTAGGCAAGGTGGTTTTGTTCCTCTTGATTCAGATGAAGAAGATGAGCCACTTGAACACAATAGAACAGCAGATTATTACTAGGAGATTATATTGGCTATAGAAAAACAATTTGAACCTGCTACGCCAATAGATGGTCTAGTAGAAATGGACCCTGAACCAGAATTAGAAATAGAAGTAGAAACAACAGAAACTGATGATGGTGGCATGATTATTGATTTTGACCCTAGTGCATCTAATATGATGGAAGCTAGTTTTGATTCTAATTTAGTAGATTTTATTGATGAAGATGAATTAAATTCTATAGGTAATGAATTAATAGGTGCATATCAATCAGATAAAGATTCAAGGTCAGAATGGGAAGAAACTTATGTTAAAGGCTTAGACCACCTAGGTTTGAAGATAGAAGAAAGAACTACACCTTGGTCTGGAGCTTGTGGTGTATTTCATCCTATGTTAAGTGAAGCTGTTATTAAATTTCAATCACAAGCTATATCAGAAATATTTCCTGCTGCAGGTCCTGTAAGAACTAAAATAGTAGGTAATATAGATTCTGCTAAAGAAAAACAAAGTCAAAGAGTACAAGATTATCTTA